AATCAACGTACGTAGATTGTTTATTGTTTTGGAAAAAGCAATTGCAACTGCTGCTAAGTTTACATTGTTTGAGTTCAACGATGACTTCACAAGAGCTCAATTCCGTAACTTAGTCGAACCATTCTTGCGTGACGTCCAAGGTCGTCGTGGCATTTATGATTTCAAGGTTGTTTGTGATACTACAAACAACACTGGTGAAGTTATCGACAGAAACGAGTTTGTTGGAGACATCTACATCAAACCAGCTAAGTCTATTAACTACATCCAGTTGAATTTCGTTGCCGTTAGAACGGGCGTTGAGTTCTCTGAAGTTGTCGGTCAATTTTAATCGATAAATATAAAAGAGGAGAACAAACATGGCTTTTAATGTCAATGAAATCAGAAGTCAGTTAACCCTTGGAGGAGCGAGAGCTTCTCTCTTCCAAGTTCAGTTTACTAACCCTGCTAATGCTATTGCTGATCTGAAAGTTCCTTTCATGGTCAAGGCAGCACAAATTCCTGCTTCTACTTTGGGTGTTATCGAAGTTCCGTACTTCGGCCGTAAAGTAAGATTGGCTGGCGATCGCGTATTTGCTGATTGGACAGTTACCGTTATTAATGACGAAGACTTCCTGATCAGAAACGCAATGGAGCAATGGTCTAACGAGATCAATTCCCTTCAAGGCAACTTGAGAGGTTTTGGAGCAGCTAGCCCATTACTATATAAATCTACTGCTGAAGTGACACAGTTCTCAAAGACTGGTGCACCAATCAGAACTTATAAATTTAATGGAATTTTCCCAACAGAAATCTCTCCAATTGAGATGTCATGGGAAACTACTGATGCGATTGAAGAATTCACTGTTACTTTCCAGTATGATTATTGGGAAGTTAGTGGAGGTATTACCGGTAATGCTGGTGGTATCTAATATATAAGGTAGAGGGGCCATATGGCCCTTCTCCCACTATGGAGTAAAAATGGCAGAACTATTTGGGTTTGAGATCCGCAGGAAGGGTCTGACAACCAAGCAAGAAGACGAAAACTTACAAACGTTTGCACCAAAGCAAGAAGATGATGGTGCTCTCGTCGTTGCATCTGGTGGAGCTTACGGAACATATGTTGACCTAGAAGGTGCAGCAAGAACCGAAGCAGAGTTGGTCACCAAGTACAGAGACATGATGCAGCACCCAGAAGTCGATGCTGCTGTCGATGATATTGTCAATGAAGCAATTGTGATTGAGAAGGGCACTAAGCCCGTTGAAATCGATCTAGGAGAGGTTAAACTTTCAGCTAACATCAAGAAGATGATTGCTGAGGAGTTCGACACTATTTTACAATTATTAAAATTCAATACACAGAGTTATGACTTATTCAAGTTATGGTACGTAGATGGTAGAATTTACTTCCATGCTGTTATTGATGAATCAGATCCCAGAGCAGGGATTAAAGAATTAAGAAACATTGACCCACGTAAGATGCGTAAGGTCAGAGAAGTTAAAAAGAAAAAAGATCCGACTTCCAAAGCGGATATAACCAAAACACAGAACGAATACTTTATCTACAACGATAAAGGGTTTGCGGCACTGAATAACTCTTTATCCCAAACAGCTGGTGCTACTGGTTTAAAGATTGCTAAAGACTCAATCATCCATTGCACATCTGGTTTAATGGATACAAACTCAACACTTGTCCTTTCCTATTTGCACAAAGCAATCAAGCCTCTTAATCAATTAAGAGCTTTGGAGGATGCTGTTGTCATCTACAGAATTTCAAGAGCTCCAGAACGTAGAATCTTTTACATCGACGTCGGTAACCTTCCAAAGATGAAGGCTGAACAATATCTCCGTGATATGATGGTTCGTCATAAGAACAAACTTGTGTACGACTCTGCCACTGGCGAGATCAGAGACGATCGTAAGTTCATGACAATGCTCGAAGATTACTGGTTGCCTCGTAGAGAAGGTAACAGAGGAACTGAGATCACTACATTGCCAGCTGGCCAGAACCTTGGTGAGATGCAAGATGTTGAATACTTTCAGAAGAAGTTGTACAGATCTTTGATCGTTCCTGAGACCAGATTGAGCGATGAGAACAATTTCAACTTAGGTAATAATGGTGAGATCTCAAGAGATGAGATCAAGTTCTCTAAGTTTGTTGATCGTTTAAGAACAAGATTTAATCAGCTGTTCATTAAGGCTTTAGAGAAGCAATGTGTTCTCAAAGGGATTATGACCTCTGATGAGTGGAAAGAAGTTGCTAACAGCATCACTTTCCAGTACGCAAGAGATAACTATTTTGCAGAACAAAAGAATAATCAAATTCTTCAAGGTAGAGCAACCCTGCTTATGCAAATGCAACCTACTATTGGTAAGTACTATTCTCATACGTGGGTTAGAGAAAACATCCTCATGCAAACAGAAGAGGATATTGAAGAGATGGATCAACAGATTGCAGAAGAGCAGTCTGTGGAACAATACCAACCAGCCGACGAACGAGCTGGTGGACCTCCTCAAGGTGGCACACCTTTTGGCGGAGGTTCTAGTAATCAAAACCCCAGTGAACAAACTTGATAAATAATTGGAGATTAATATGCCTGACTATTCTGTAGATATGATAAATTTCGTAGTGGATCAAAAACCTAATGAGTTTGTTAACTCATTTAATGCTCAAATGCAGCAGAAGGTGACTGATATTATTACTGGGTACAAAGCAGAGTTAGCTAAAGGTTATTTGGCTCCTAAAGAGCCTGAAGAAGAACAACAAGAAACCGAGGTTATATCAGATGAAGACTCTGAAACAAATACTTGAATTATACACACCTGATACTAAGGATGGTAAAGCCTTTGTTCAGAAGCATGCTGTTGTAAAAACAACTGATGCCAACAAAAACGGTGATGATGTTTTCCAAGCTACTAATGTTAAAAAAGTAGATCGTAAAAAGGAACGTCATGGCCACGAGCCAGGTGAAGATGAAAAGGTTTACGAAGCTGTAAAGATGTTTGCTGACTTTATCCAAGAAGGTGAAAAGGCTGATCAAGAAGTTTCTGCTGACTACAAAGAGATTGTTTTGTCTAATGGCAAAGTGATGAAGATTCCAGCTAAGAGAGCTGAAGTCAAAAAAGAAGAGACAGAAATCACAGAGATGGAAAAGTCAATGGCTTATGCTATTGGTACCAAGTCTGCAATGAAGACTACTGGCGACAAACCACCTCTTGAAAAGTCTACAATCACTAAAGCTCATAAGATTGCTAAGTCCATCTTGAAGAAAGAAGACTACAATGCTGAAGACTTTAAATCTTTCATCAAGGAACATACAGAACAAATGACTGATGAAGAATTAGATTTAATCGAACAGATCTACAATGATCTTGACGAAGAAGAAGCACAAACGTTTGTATCAGTTGTTGAAGCTGGTGAATTGGATTCCTTCCTAGAAGAACTTAATAAAGCATTGGAAGAATAATGGCAGAGATTATCAAACTAACAGGTGTTGAGATTACACTCAATGCTACAGCTAACCTAGTATCCTCAGCAACGGCACTTAAAGTTACGAACGCAAACACCACTACAGTCACGGTGTTGACTATTGTTCCTTCTACTGGCGCAAACACAACAACAACGTTACTTGCGTCATCGACTATCCTATTGCAGAAAGCACCTGATTCTAAAATCGCTTCTTCTCTGACTAGTTTGGTAACTGCAACACCTATTGCATTCACCTAAGGACTAACATGAAGTTAATTACAGAACTAAACGAAGACGTTAAATGTCTGATTGAAGAAAAAGAAGGCCAGAAGAAGTTCTTCATCACTGGTCCTTTCATTCAGACTGAACAACAGAATAGAAACGGCCGTATCTATGGCCGTAGTATCATGGAGAAGGAAGTTAAGCGCTATAACGAGCAGTATGTTAATACTAACCGTGCTCTTGGCGAACTAGGCCACCCAGATGGTCCTTCCATTAACCTTGATAGAGTCTCTCATAAGATTGTTAGCTTGCAACAAGAAGGTAACGATTTTATTGGTAAGGCAGAAATTCTTGGAACACCAATGGGTGTCATTGCAAGAAACTTGTTGGAGAGTGGTGTTCGTCTTGGTGTCTCTACACGAGGCATGGGTTCTGTAGCACAGAAAAACGGTGTTACTTACGTTCAAGACGACTTCCATTTAGCAACCGCTGCTGACATTGTTGCAGATCCCTCCGCTCCCGACGCCTTCGTGCAAGGTATCATGGAAGGTGTTGAGTGGGTGTGGGATAACGGTATCCTTAAACAGCAACAAATTGAGAGATATAAAGAAGAGGTAGACAGCAGAGTCGGTAAGAGAGATTACGAAGAAACTGCTATTAAAGTTTTCGAACACTTCCTCGGTTCTTTAAGAAATAAATAATATTATAAATAAATTAAATAGTTTAAGGAGAAACTAAATGGCCAAAGGTAAATCATTCGGAGACATTGTTAAGTCAGTGCTATCCGAACAGACAATCGAAGAGAAAGTTGAAGTGGGTGGTGGCGCTACTGGTACAGCACATGGTGTTGATCCTGATGGCGGTCAAGCTCCTGCTCGCAAAGGCGACAAGCGTAATAGCGAGTCTGCTGAAAAGGGTCAGAACCCAGCTGGTACACCAATTGAAGATACAGGCACAGAAAACAATGCTAAGCCAACAGGCGATGCATCTGGTGGTAACAAAGCTACGATCAAGGCTAAGCCTAGCGCAGCTTCTGGTTCGATGAAAGAACACATCGATGCTATTTTCAATAACGAAGATCTCTCAGAAGATTTCCGTACGAAAGCATCAACAATTTTCGAAGCTGCTGTACAAGCACAGCTTCAAGAAGAGAAGACTAAGTTGGAAGAACAATTTGCACTTTCTTTGGAACAAGCCAAAGAGCAGTTGCAAGCTGACTTGGTTGAAAAACTAGACCAGTATACAACGTATGCTGCTGAACAGTGGATGGAAGAAAATCGAGTTGCGATTGAATCCGCACTGAAGTCTGAGATTACAGAAGATTTTATCAATGGACTCAAAGGTTTGTTCACAGAACATTACATTGAGATTCCAGAAGATAAGGTGGACGTATTGAGTCAAATGGCTGAAAAAGTCCAAGAACTCGAAGAGAAGCTTAACAGCGCTATCAACGAGAACATGGAATTGAAAGGTCAAGTTGACGAGAGCGTTCGTGAAAGAATCCTTGCAGATGTATCGGAAGGCCTTGCTGCGACTCAAGTTGAGAAGCTAGCAGCTTTAGCCGAAGGTGTCGACTTTGACAATTCTGAAAACTTTAAAAAGAAATTAGAACTTGTTAAAGAGAACTACTTCCCTTCAACAACATCGTCCAAGAAATTGAACGAAGAAGCTGAAGATGAAGCTCTAGCATTGAACGAGGAAACTACGGCAAGTCCTAAGACAGGGGATAAAGCAGTTAATGCATACGTCTCAGCGTTGTCTAGAACTCTTAAGAAATAAGATTTATAAATAAATCAACTTAACCTGAAATTTTAAAGGGGAAAACTAAAATGTATGTAACTGAAGAACTACAATCTAAGTGGGGCCCAGTTCTTGATCACGAAGACTTACCTTCGATCAAAGACTCCCACAAGCGTAATGTGACCGCTACCATTCTCGAGAACACAGAACGTGCTCTTCGCGAATCTGGCGCACAAGGCGGATTCTTGACTGAGTCACCTATCAACGCTGCTACTAACGTTGCCAACTTCGATCCAGTTTTGATTAGCTTGGTTCGTCGTGCAATGCCTAACCTAGTCGCCTATGACATCTGCGGCGTTCAGCCAATGACAGGCCCAACAGGCTTGATCTTCGCTATGCGCAGCAAGTACGCTAACAGCTCCGCTGTTGGTACAGAGACTTTCTACAACGAAGTTAACACTGCTTTCACTACTGTTAAAGGTGGTGGAGCTCAGTTGGGTAATGCTCACACTGGTACTGCAGTTGGTGGCGCAAACGGCAACACTGCTAACTTGCCAGCTAACGGCTATAACTTCGCAGAAGGTATGTCTACAGCTACTGCTGAAGCCTTGGGCGACAGCGGCGGTAATGCATTCCCAGAAATGGCATTCACGATCGACAAAGTAACTGTTACAGCTCGTAGCCGTGCTTTGAAGGCTGAGTACACAATGGAACTTGCACAAGACTTGAAAGCTATCCATGGTTTGGATGCTGAGACAGAATTGTCCAACATCTTGACTACAGAGATCTTGGCTGAGATCAACCGTGAAGTTATCCGTTCTGTTAACGTTACTGCTGTTCGCGGCGCTAACACAGGTACGACAACTGCTGGTGTATTCGATCTTGACACAGACTCTAACGGTCGTTGGATGGTTGAGAAGTTCAAAGGCTTAATGTTCCAAATCGAACGCGAAGCTAACCAAATTGCCAAAGACACACGTCGTGGTAAAGGAAACATCCTCATCTGCTCTTCAGACGTAGCTTCTGCATTGCAAATGGCTGGTGTTTTGGATTACGCTCCTGCATTGAATAGCAACAACTTGCAAGTTGATGACACAGGCAACACATTTGCTGGTGTATTGAACGGCCGTATGCGCGTTTACATCGATCCATATGTTACTAACAACTACATGACTGTTGGTTACAAAGGTTCTAACCCATTCGATGCTGGTCTATTCTACTGCCCATACGTTCCATTGCAAATGGTTCGCGCAGTTGACCAAGACAACTTCCAACCAAAAATTGGATTCAAGACTCGTTACGGAATGGCTCCTAACCCATTCGCTAAAGGTATCACTGCTGCTAGCAGCACTGCTACTCTTGAAACTGACTCTAACGTCTACTACCGTAGAGTTATCGTTAACAACATATTGTAAACCGTACAATAATAATAAAAAGAACGGTATTAAAAGGGAGCTTCGGCTCCCTTTTTTTGTCTGGATAAATACATTCATGAGCGCACTAGACAACCAACCAGCAAATAAGAATTTTCTTTCTCCACTTGGTTTCAAGTTTCAGATTAAGAAAACACCGCACCTGAACTACTTCGTTCAGTCTGTCAACTTGCCAACAGTTTCAATTGGCACGGTTGAGATCGGTACACCTTTTACTAAGATTCCATTTCCAGGCGATAAGTTAACCTTCGGTCAGCTTGACGTTACATTCAAGGTCGATGAAGATATGGAGAACTACACAGAGATCTTCAATTGGCTGATTGCAATGGGTCACCCTGATAGCTTAACTGATAGTGCTACAATATATTCAGCTCCAGCCATGTCTGGTAATGGTGTGTATTCCGATTTGACTTTGGTCATTCTTACAAATACACTGAATGGTAATAAGATAATTAACTTTACAGATGCCTTTCCGGTCAACCTTTCCGACATTACATTCGACACAACATTGTCTGATGTTGAGTATGTCACAGCGACAGCAACGTTTGCTTATAGAAGATTTACGCTAGCCTCGTTGTAATTTAAACAATTATGTTGTATACTCCCTGCAATTGCGAGGGAATTATGAAGCTAGAGGATATTGAAAACAATTGGGGGCAGGATAGTAAGATCAACTCTGCTGATCTTGCAACAGAAAGTCTGCGTGTCCCGGAACTACATCACAAATACTTTAAGATCTTTACACAAGAGCGTTTGCTTTTGAAGAAGTTTGAACAAGAGTACAAACAGATGTATAAGTTGAAGTATGAATATTATATGGGGATTTTGGATGAAGGTGAACTAAAATCTAATGGATGGGAACCTTTTGCATTGAAGGTTCTAAAGACCGACCTTTCAATCTACATGGAAGGTGATCCTGATCTTGGTAACATAACAAACAAAATTGAATTTCAAAAAGAGAAGATCGCTTTGCTCGAATCAATTATTAAGACTGTAATTAATAGAGGCTTTTTAATTAAGAACGCAATCGATTGGAACAGATTTACTAATGGTTCATGAGTGAAGAAAATCTAGTCATTGAGAAAGTCAATGATGTTTATATGAAGGTTCATTGTGAACCAGGATTAGCTCTTGAGCTAAGTGATTACTTTACGTTCTCTGTTCCTGGTGCAAAGCACATGCCCATGTTCAAAAACAAAATGTGGGATGGTAAGATCCGATTATACAATCCAATGTCACGTACATTGTATGTTGGCTTGAGACAATACGTTGAAGAGTTTGCAAAGCAACGTAACTACTCTGTTGAGTACATGGAGCCAAGAGACTTTGCAGACAATCAGATCTCTTTGATCGAAGCACAAGAATGGGTTGCAAGTGAGAAGTCCTTAACGATGCAACCTCGTGACTATCAATTAGAAGCTGTCATTCATGCTTTGAGATCTAAACGTGCTCTGATGATTTCACCAACTGCTTCTGGTAAGTCTTTTATGATCTACTTGATATGCAAGTACTTAAAGAGACGTGTGCTTGTGGTGGTACCAACAACAACTCTTGTTCATCAGATGACAAGTGACTTTGTTGAGTATGGTGCAAAGGAAGCTTGGATCCATAAGATCTATGAAGGCCAAGAAAAGATCAACCACAAACCAATTACTATAACCACGTGGCAATCTATCTACAAGCAGCCCAAAGGATGGTTTGATAAGTTCGAGGTTGTGATTGGAGATGAGGCGCACGGGTTCAAATCAAAAAGCTTGACGGGAATCATGTCTAAGCTAACCAATTGTGAATATAAATTTGGTTTTACAGGAACACTTGACGGCACACAAACACACAAGCTAGTGCTAGAAGGTTTGTTTGGTCCTGAACGAGTTGTTACTACTACCTCAGAATTGATCGAACAACAGCACTTGGCTGACTTTAAGATCAAAGCAATTGTACTAAACCACACTGCTGAAGATAGAGACAAAGCTAAGAAGTATACTTACCCAGAAGAGATTGACTTTATTCTTGGAAGTGAAAAGCGAAACAAGTTCCTAATGAACCTTGTGTTGTCATTGAAAGGTAATACATTACTTCTATTCAAGAACATCGATCATGGAACCACCTTACAGAACTACATCAGTAGCAAAGCTAAGGGTCGCAAAGTGTTCTACGTTGATGGCGATGTTAAAGGTGATGTACGAAATGATTACCGCGCTCAAATCGAAACCGAAACAGATGCAATTATTGTTGCCTCTTTAGGAACATTCAGTACTGGTATTAACATTCGCAACCTACATAATGTAGTATTTGCTAGTCCAAGTAAGTCACGCGTAAAAGTTTTACAATCAATTGGCCGTGGATTGAGAAAGAGCTCAATTAAGACCAGTGCAGTTTTGTATGATGTAGCTGATGACCTATCATACAAGTCCCATAGAAACTTCACATTGCAGCATTTTGGTGAACGTATCAGGATGTACAATGAAGAGAAGTTTGAATATAAGATTTACAACGTTCAAATTTAGGAGCCACGATGATTAAAATTATCAAACTTATTAGTGGTGTTGAGGTAGCAGGTGAATTAACAAAAGAGGATGAGTACGGTATCGTTCTTAAATATCCTCTCCAACTTAACTACAAATACTACGTCTCTTCATATCCTTCAGTTAACCTTTCCAAATATATGATGTTTGCTGGTGATGATGAAATACACTTCCCCTATACAACTATTATCAATATGGTTGATCCAAGATCTGCTTTCGAGGAATATTACGTCAAGGCTGTGGCTGAGACTAAAAGTGAATTAGATATTATGATTGATAGACAGTTAACTGATATGGTTGAGTCTACTGTCATCACTAGAGATGAAATGTTGGCTGCTCTTTTAGAAGCTATGCCGACACCTGAGTTGGTTAATTAAGGATTTTATGGCTACACATTACGTTGATAATAAACATTTGTATCAAGTTATTATTGAACACAAGAAAAACATTAAGGAAGCAGAAGCTAATGGTAAACCGAAACCAGCAATTCCAAACTATGTCGGTCATTGTATTCTTTTGATTGCTAAACGGCTATCATTAAAACCTAACTTTGTTAACTATTCATATCGTGAAGAGATGATTAGTGATGGTATTGAGAACTGCATCAGCTACTTTGATAACTTTGATCCAGAAAAGTCAACCAATCCTTTTGCATACTTTACACAAATCATCTACTTTGCTTTCCTTCGAAGGATCCAAAGAGAAAAGAAACAGCTATACATTAAGCACAAGTCCTATGAAAACAGTATGTTGTTTGAAGGGTCTGCTGAAAACCATGAACTGGATGAGAACGACTTCTCACCAAACATTGCTGCCAGTAATGACAACATGCTTGACTTTATTAAAACATTTGAAGACAATCTCGACAAGAAAAGAGTTAAACGTAAACAAGGTTTAGAAAAGTTTTTTGAAGAGGAACAGTAATTGAAAGTAGCAATACTTGGTGATACGCACTTTGGTGCTCGTAATGATAGTGCTCACTTCTCCGTATTCTTTGAGAAGTTTTATAAAGAGATCTTCTTTCCGTACCTCGAACAACACAATATATTGCACGTGATCCAGTTAGGTGATGTGTTTGATAGACGGAAGTATATTAACTTCCAAACTCTAAACCACTGTAAGAAGTACTTCTTTGAGAAGTTGAACAATGAGTATTCATCTTGGTTGCTTGTTGGCAATCATGATGCCTACTATAAAAACACAAATGAAGTCAACTCGCTTGATATGTTATTAGGTGAGTATCACAACATCAATCTTGTAACAAACCCAACTGAATTGGAACTGGAAGATACAAATGTGCTCTTACTTCCTTGGATCTGTGATGATAACTTTAATGATACGATGGAGGCAGTCAATTCTACGAAAGCTCAAGTCGCTTTCGGCCATTTGGAGTTAACTGGATTTGAGATGTACAAAGGACAGTTGATGGATCACGGAATGGATCCAAACCTGTTCAGTAAGTTTGACATGGTTGTTTCTGGTCACTACCATCATAAATCCCACGCTAAGAATGTTACCTACACAGGAACACCTTATGAGATGACGTGGTCTGACTATGGAGACTTAAAAGGTTTCCATATCTTTGATACTGAGACGCGAGAGCTCGAGTTCATTAGCAATCCATTTAAGATGTTCCACAAGTTGCATTATGATGACTTGAACCAACCGGTTGGTTATATTAATACATGGGACCTGACCGACATGGCTGGTGCTTATGTGAAGGTGATTGTAAGAAACAAAACAAACACTTTGTGGTTTGATAGTTTGATTGACAGACTTGAGAAGTCAGGTGTGTCTGATGTTCAAGTTGTTGAAGATCATTTCCATTTGGATTTGGAGAGTGATGATGATATTGTTAGTCAAGCAGAAGACACTTTAACTATTTTGCGTAAGTATGTTGACCAGATTGACTCTACAGTTAACAAACCAAGATTAGAGAGCTTGTTGAGAACACTTTACAGTGAAGCATTAAGTATAGAATGATTGAATTTAAGACTTTGAGATGGATGAACCTGTTAAGTACAGGAAATGCATTTACGGAAGTCAACTTGAACACACACAAGTCGACTTTGATTGTAGGACAGAACGGAGCTGGTAAGAGTACCGTTCTTGATGCATTGTCTTTTGTATTGTATGGAAAGCCGTTCCGTAAAATTAATAAACCTCAACTGATCAATACCATTAACGGTAAGAACTGTGTAGTGGAAGTTGAGTTTGATGTTGGTAAGAAGAAGTACAAAGTTATACGAGGTATCAAACCAAACATCTTTGAGATCTATCATAATGGTGAGATGATCAACCAATCTGCTGATGTTAAAGACTATCAGGATATGTTAGAGAAGACAATTCTCAAACTAAACCATAAGTCTTTTAATCAGATTGTGATTCTTGGAAGTGCATCGTTTGTTCCTTTCATGCAACTACCAGCAGCTCACCGTAGAGAGATCATTGAAGACCTTTTAGACATTCAGATCTTCTCTGTAATGAATAGTTTGTTAAAAGACAAGGCTGCAACTAATAAGTCAGCAATCACAGATAACAAATACAAGTTGGAAATGGTTATCGATAAGATTGAGATCCACAAGAAGCATTTGGAAGCACAGAAGGTGGACAACACACAACTGATTGCGGATAAACAATCTAAGATTGCCAAACTAACCAGTGATGTTGTTTCAATTAAGAAGAACGTAGAGCAGTTTAATAAAGAGATTGAAGAGCTCCGTACTAAACTAATCAGCAAAGATAAGTTATCAGCTAAGCAATCTAAACTGCAAACTTTGCAGAGACAGATTGGCGAACGTGTGAAAAAGACAGAGAAAGAGATTGGATTCTTCACTGTTCATGATACTTGCCCAACTTGCAACCAGGATATCAGTCAAGAATTTAAAGATACCAAGATTAAAGAGAAGTCAGGTCAACATACACAGCTTGTGGAAGGTTTAAACAAGCTACAAGAGGAGCTCGGCATCGTTGTAGAGTCAATGCAGGAGTTCGCTGAAATAAACGATTCTATCGTGGAATTAAACAAGAATGTAGCTGTTAGCAATAACAATGCTAGGTTTTCCAATGAGGCTATCCAGGAATTGCAGATCGAAGTCACTGCTCTTCAAGAGAAGACAATGAACATTGAGAACAATTCAGCAGAGATTAAAAATCTATTGGAAGACCAGAAAGCACTAGGACTTGCAAAGATTGAGCTTGATGAAGAGAAGAGTGTTTATGATGTTGCTTCTGTCCTGTTGAAAGATAGTGGGATTAAGACTAAGATCATCAAGCAGTACATTCCTGTGATCAATAAACTGATCAACAAGTATCTGGCTTCAATGGACTTCTTTGTCAACTTTGAGCTGGATGAGAATTTTGAAGAGAAAATTAAATCGAGGTTTAGAGATGAATTCAGTTACGCATCTTTCTCAGAAGGTGAAAAGGCAAGATTGGATCTTGCTTTGTTGTTCACTTGGAGATCAATTGCTAAGTTACGCAACAGCGCTAGTACCAATCTTCTTATACTCGACGAAGTATTTGATGGATCG